ACAAAAACGGACATATCTTACAACCTTTCTTTGGAACGACGACACAAGGTCGAAAATTATAAGATTTAAGAAACAGAAGCGGAAACAAACGCCAAAGGTGTTGCTAGCGCTGTAAAAGTAAGCCGCACCCGAAGAGGCGACAAGACAAAAGTAAGTGGCGTTACTCGCATAGGGAGAACGCTCCCACCAGCCAGCGGCCGAACCAGAATCTCCTAACTTCTTAATTCTATTACTACTTGTAGCAAATAATGAATACTGTTTTCCTTCGCTTCCTACTGAATATGTCTTTGCGCCAAATATTTCGTGTTCGCTAAATAAAAACAACTTATCATTTGATGTATTAATGGTTGTCAGTTGGTTACCCGCTGACGTTTTTTTCTTAACAGGTTTTATCAAATCTTTAAGTTCTTCTGGCAAGTCACCAAATATTGCTTCATTTAATGTTGAATACATCTTTGAACCAGTCCATCCACCAACATTTGTATCTGAGCTGTTCATAGCATATGTAGTTGGTAAGCAATTTACTAGTCCTAATGTCATCTTAGCTTTTCCTGTTCCATCTGACAAATCATCATGTTTGAAACCATGTATTGCTATTTGTTGACTCACCCCACCTATAGTTATTGTCTTTATATCTCCAACAGAAAAATAAGTCGATAGTTTATCTTTCTTTTCTAACATGTCTATAACAGACCACGATGCTGAACTAAATGTAGGTGCTGTGATAACTGGTGTTATATAACTTATATCTGTATTCTCTATTCCTGTAGTGCTTATAGGTGTTATTAATACATAACAATTGCTTGGCGAATCTGTTGTATATGTATATGTCGTTGTTTGAATTGTTGTTAGTAGGTTGAATTGTGATATATCTGTAGGTTTTGCTGATGCATGTGCTACATACACATTATATCCACTAATTTGAACATCATATATATTAGGCTCATTCCACATAATATCTACTTTAGTTGTTCCGTTAATAGCTAATATTTCCGTAACTGGTCTAGGAGGTAGTCCTCCTGCGGCTGTTTCCCATTCTTGTGTATCTTGGTTGTATGTCTCAAATAATGTTCCGTTGTAACGTAAACCATGTACTCCTTGGTCTGAGGTTACTACTTCATGTATATGTGATACTGGCATTGACGCATTTTTAATAATTTCATCACATTCAGCTTCATATTCTGCTATCATAGCATCTACTTCTTTTTTTGCGTATGCAACAACTCCATTTATCTCTACTGGATACCATATATTCTCATGACTTGTTATACCTTCTGGTGTTAATGTAAACTTACATACTTCTAATTGATATGTAGTTCCTCCGTTATGTAGGTCTTCTTGAGTTGTATCAGGGTAAGTGTCATAGTTTCCTATCACCTCAAATTTACCTTGTTTAAAATCTTTTGCAGTATTCTCCTTAGTCATATCTAAACTGAATATCAACTTGCAATATTTGGTTCCGTTTTCAACAGGTGTTGGTTCTATAACCTCGTTTCCATTTATATGAACTAATCGTCCTGCTATCATAAAATAACCTTGTCCAACTGTTATTGTATTCGTATCATAAGATAACTCACAGCCTTTTATAGGTCCACAATGATTATTTAAGAATAGGTCATGTATTAAAGCATCATCCTCTGATTTACACGCCTGTTCATTAAATGTAACTGCTCTTATACTCATTGTTCTTTTCTCTCCTTTCTGAGTTTTTCTATAAATGTAATTGGCATCTTGCCAAATTTTACAGTCATATATTTTGACTTATCGTTATAGGAAATATTAGTTATCATACTTTCTCTTATACCTTTGCTAGTTTTTACCTTGCATTTTTTACCAATATAAAAAGCAGTAGTGTCATATATACTACTGCTTATCTTTATTTTAGCTGTAATGCTATGCTCGTATGAATTCGCTGTAAAACTTTTTTGTACTTCTTCCCATAATGCCTCTTCTGTTTCTGCTACTATTCTTACTGTATCTATGGTTCCTTTAGCACGATTCACATCGTCCATATCTGTACCAATTGTTCTATCATTAAGTAAATAATAATTTTTAATCGTAGGATTAGTATCATCTTCAGATTTCGCCCATAACACTTGTAATGTTGCTAGTACAGTTGTAGAGTATACTTCCTCGCACGATACTATATCGTAGCTTGTATTTATACTCAGTTCTTTTTCTTTACTCTTATTAGATATATCTATAACCAATTTATCTTTAACACATTTAAAATCTAGAAATATGCCGTAGTTTTCCCTGGCATTATCGATGTAAGTCATTAAGTTATATATGCCTTTATCATTTTCAACTGCTGCGTGAACTACGGTATGTGTTAATACATTAACTTCTAAATAGCTATAGTTAAGTGATGCATCTGGGTTCAAAATAAAGTTGCTAGTTATTTGATTAGCTATAAAATCTTCTATACCTGTATCTGCCTTAATGTTCTCATTTGATAATATTATTTTTCTATCAAATATAGTATTTATTTCTTTTAACGAGACTTTGCAGCTCTCGGCATTGGTATTAGTTTTATCTATAGTTCCTAATACAAACAACTCTTCTTTCTTATCTCTGATAAATACAATGCATTCCTCATTATCATTATCAAAAGGTTTTTTATGAAGTTCTACACTAGATTTTCCAGCTGACTCACTTGTCTTTTCTATGCTATAAGATGTTGAATCTAATATATTCTTCACTTTTAAATTTTCTTTATCTAAAAAATATACTTTGCTCATTTTACACCACCTTTAAGTATTTATATGGAGTAAATAATATTTTATTAGCTCCACCAGTTCTAAACTTAATCGTGGATCCATTCTTGTTTAGCTTGTAGAATATTTCTTCATCGGCATTAAATTTATCAAATAAATTCGTTGCAACGCCATTTTCATCTATAAGTTGTACCCTTAAGTCTGCATCTCTTGAAGAGTAAAATATCTTTTGTCCTTCTTCTACGACAACTGGGAATGTCATACTCTTTACTTTAATCTCGTTTTCGTATATATCAAATCCTGGATTAGCTGTATAGCCATATATTTCTAAATCAAATGCTACATCAACTTGATTACCTGGTTTAATTTCAACACTTCTACTTTCATAATCGTTATATGTTGCTGCATAATTAAAAGTGTATCTCTTTTCTCCTGCTGTCCTATCAACATCAAGCGTAACTATGTTATCTTCGTAGAATAAAGTTATAGCATTTAGTTTAACAGGATAACTTAAAAAACCATCTTTATATCCTTGTGTGTAAGCACCTAATTCTACCTCGCATCTATACTCAGCTTCTTCTTCTCTTTCTGGGATATAAACAAAATATAATCTATCAGCTCTTACTAAAAAATCTGATACTATTTGTTCTTTGTCAAAAGCGCTAACTCCTCCCGTAAAGAAGAAGTTAGCATCAAATTCAATTACCTTTTGTGTATCCTCTGTAGAATCATTTGTGAAATAATCTCCTACATGTGTATAGGTGTTATTAATATTCAAGCCAAGTCCTTTTATGTTTTCAGCTAAACAATACTTTTCATCATCTTGCAAATCGATACGTTCGCCTTTTTCATTTTCAATATAAAACTTACTCACTTTTCCATCTCCTTGTCTTAATATTTATCACCTAATTTTCTATTAATCTCATCCACTATGACATCTATGTTGTTCTTATCTACTGACTGAGTATTAATATTCACTTCATTTTTAACATTGTTATTTGTTACAGATGTTCCATTTCCTCCAGCTAATAGTAGCTCTGACTGCTGAACTTGCTTAAGTTCTATAAGGTTAGCTGTTGCTGCACTTACAGCATTTCCAACTCCAATTCCTACTGTATTTGCAATATCATTCACTGCAGCGCTAATCTTTAATGAATTCTTAGCAGTACTTATAATCTGATTAAAGAACGATGTAAGATATGTGCTAAATTCTTCTCTTTCTGATTCAACACCACTTTTAAGACTTTCAACTATCTTTTTACCTATGCTCACACTCTCATCAGCTACACTTACTCCTAATTCTTTAAGCGAATTAAAGTACTCTTTTTCAAGTGTATTCAATTCTGTGTTGGCTGTCTTTACAAGTTCTCTCACTTCATTTTCGCATTCCAGACGATATTCTTGATATTCTTGCACAGCTCTTTCGTCAGCTATCTGCTGCTTATTTGTCCATAATGCAACATATTGTTCAAACTGTTCATCAGTCATAGCTACTATATTCTCTAAATCAGCAATAGCACTAGGGCCTATATTTTGAAGTTCTGCCAATAACTCGTCATTCATTCCATTTCTAGCTTCTAATTGATCTAATAATTCATCCCAATGTGTTAATCCATCTACTTGAGATTGTAAATTATTAAGCAAATCTTCAGATGTCTTATCTGTTGTAGAAGTGAATTCATCAAATAATTTCATCGATGATGTTATTGCACTTGCCCTGGATGCAATAGCGCTATCATACTTATCTGATACTGCTTGAATATCTTTTATCAATGTCTCCTTGACTTTAGTCACGCTCTCAGCATAAGACTTATCTAAATCTTGTAACTGTTTATTAAGGTCTGCTTTAAGTGTTTTTAATTCAAGATTTACATCTTTATATGCTTGCGTACCCTTCTTGGTAGATGCAAGTATCTTCTGCCAATATGCTATCTCTGATGTTAATGACATATCATTATACTTCTTGTATTCCTCAAGCTTAGTCTTAGCAGTATCTAATAATATTTGACCAAGTTCTGCTGATGTCTTCTTTGCAGTCTTGTACTTATTCTTCACACCTTTGATAACACCATTACCAAATTCCTCACCGACTTCTTTTTCTCCTCGTCTTGAAGGACTATGTATATCTAGTGCTTCCTTGGCTCCATCTACTATTCCATTAAAGAAATTCTTTATATCCTTCATAAACTTATCTTTTGCATTCTTAATACCATTCCATACACCTTCTACTATATTTTTTCCGACACTAGCCATCTTATTTGGAAGTTCTTTAACTCCTTCTGAAACAGATGTTAATAATTTCTTACCTGCCTCAATTCCTTTTTTCTTGAGATTATTTCCAAATTCAACAACCTTAGTCGCTGTATTAGTGAACCATGTTGCGAGTTTTGAAGGTAATTCCTTGATATTATTAATGACATTTGTAATGAAATTTTTACCAATAGATATGGCTTTGGTTGTCATGTTCACACCCCAAGTTGTTACTTTGGTAATGGTATTAGACAACCAAGTCCATACTTTTCCTGGTAACTCTTTGAAGAATGTAACTATACTATTAATTATCTTAGGCACATTTACTTGTACCCAATTAATAGCATCTGCACCAAATTTCACTATTTTCCCTAGAACGTAACCTAGCGCATAACCTATTTTAGTCGGTAATTCGTTGAACCATTTTACTATAGAATTAATAAGTGATGGTATAGTCTTTGTAAAAAATGCAACAATATTGTTTGCTCCATTTATGAAAAATTGTTTTATATTTTCTATAAAAGAATTAACAAAATTTCTAAAGCTTTCGCAATTATCATATAGTAATTTAAATGCTCCTGCGAACGGATTTACAATTAGCAACAAGAGTGCTTGCCAATTCTCTGTAAAGAATGTCTTCACCCCTTCAACAACTGATACTGTTACAGATTTAATATTCTCCCATAAATTTATCCAAAAATTCTTAAAGGCTTCACAGTTATTCCATAAATATATAAACGCTGCAACCAGTGCTGCTATCGCTCCAACTATTAATATAATTGGGTTAGCTGCAATAACTGCGTTGAGCGATGCAAATGCACCCTTTACAACATTAAACGCTGAAACTAAAGTTGGGATAATTGTCATTATACTTCCAACTGCCGTTATAATTTTCCCAATTATAATTAACAGAGGTCCTATAGCTGCGACTACTCCAGCAATTATTAATATGGTATTTTGCATTGTTGGTGATAAATCTTTAAACCATGTTGTAAAGGTCTTTATACTATTCACAACTGATTCTGATACTGGTTTCAATGATGCAAGCAATGTTTGACCTAATTCTGATGCGGCTGACTTAAGATTATTAATAGCAACTTTACAATCATCCCATGGATCTAATGTTGCATCAAAAGTATCTTGTACAACAGTTCCGTAGTCACTCATAGACTTCGATAAATCATCTATATTTATTCTGCCTTCACGAATTGCATTTGATATTTCTGCTGCACCCTTGGTTCCGAATGTCTCTTGCGCTAACGCTAATGCTTTTGTTTCATCCTTGGCGCTTTTTATTTTATCAATAGTAAGTTTTAGTGCCTCATCAGTACTCTTCCCTTGGTCAGTATATATCTTAGTAGACTTTCTTAAACCAGCTATAGCTACTTCAGCATTTACACCATTAGCTTCAAACTGTGCTAATAGTTCTACAGCTTGTGTCATATTTAGGCCCATCTCTTTAAATGTAGCGCCATTCTGTTGCACACTAGCCATCAACCCATCAACACTTATTCCTGTATCTTGTCCTTTTTTAGTGATAAGTCCTAATACATTATCTGTCTCAGCCATATCTATATTCCATTGTTCCATGATTTTATCAACCATGCCTATAGAATTATTAAGGTCAACGCTATTTATTTCAGAGAATTTAATAAACTTCTGTGATAAATCTTCTAACTTATCTCCTGTTGCGCCAAATCTAGTATTAATTTCTCCAACAGCTATACCTACTGTATTCATATCCGTAGGCATTTTTGTGAATACATTATCTGCTATCTCATTTAATCCTTCTAGCGCTTCTCCTGTTGCTCCTGTTTTAGTAATAATAGTATCATAGCCATCGTCTAATTCCATAGCTGCTGCCACGCCTGCGCCAGCTACCGCTGTAATCCCAGCTGTTAAGGGTAATAGTTTTTCTCCTGCTCCTGATATTTTATCTCCTGTTTCTTTAAACTTTTCTCCTACTTGAGCAATTTTTTGAGCATTAGCCGAACCAAATTCTTTTAATTGTTCATTCAAACTTTCAAGTTTTTGTTCTGTAGATACAATTTCTCTTTGAAAATCTCTGTATGTTTCTTCTGCAATTTCTCCTTTTTCAAATTGTTCTTGTACCTGTTCTTGTACTCCCTTGAGCTGTTCTAATTTTTCACTAGTATTCGCTATTGAGGTATTCAGTATATCTTGTTTCTGATTAAGAAGTGTTATATTTCCTGGATCCATCTTTAACAATGAATTAACACCCTTTAATTCCGACTGCAAATTCTTAGTTTTACTATTTGTATCTTCTAAGGCTTTGCCGAGTTTGGTAGTATCTCCACCTATTTCTACTGTAATACCTTTTATTTTTGTACCCATTATTATTCACCTACCTTTTTTTAAACCTCTTAAGTTTCTCTCTATCTGGTTTTGTCTGTGTTAATCTGTAGGCATTTCTTAGATATTCTCTTCCCTTCTTTGTTTGACTTGCATTATATATAAAGGCATCCCTACGATATACTAGGTAATCTATGTAATATAGTTCACCTACTTCCGTCATAGGAATGCCTACATATTCTGCAACCATATGTTTCTCATAAGTATATATGTCATAATCTATAGAATCCCCTTCATCCTTTATTGGATAATAGGGGATTTCTAGTTTTTTGCTACGGTATTAATCTCGCTTACAAATTCTGTGTATTGTTGAAAGAATATTGTTAAATCTTCAATATCTAATTGTTTACCTAGATATTCCATTGTAATTTTTTTATTCTGTATATTATTGTTCATAATATCTGCGCACATTTGATATACAGTTTTTACATCATCAGTATCTGTATCTCCATTTTGAATATCTTTATTTGCCTTTGAAAACTTATTTGATAATTCTATCAAACTCTCTATATTAACTAACTTAGGACTTCTAATTAAAATTACGTTCCCATCTCTAAAAGATGTTGTTAGAAATTTCTTTTTTACTGTTCTAAAATCTAATGCTCTTGCCATAATGTTTTACCTCCTATAAAAAAAGAGAGGGCATCTAATTGATAGCCCCCTCTCATTAATAATTTTGAATATTAACCTTGTGCTTCCTCTCCTGCTTCCTCTCCTGCTTCTGATTCTGTGCTTAACGCTTCTTTGTATACAATAAGTGTTCCCTCATTATCTACTGGATTAGCTTTAAACTCAGCATCTACAACTGTCTCTTTATCTTTTTGATATGCTAATGAGAATCCAGCCTCATTTGTTCCAACAATTGTAACAGTACTCTTTCCTGCTTCTGGGTCATTAAGTACACAATGAATAACATACTTCTTACCATTGTAGTTCTTAACTCCACCTATCTTAACAGTTCTGATATTACCATCTTCCTCTACTCTTGCTGTAGAGCATAATACTGCAAGTTTCTTTCCATTAAGGGTCATGATTCCTGACTTTAATGTTGCTTCTTCATCAGTAAGTATTGTTTTTGTAGCCCTTCCTGAATCTGACTTAGCTGTATAATATGATGGTTTGTACTCTATAGTAGTTCCACCACTTGTCTCGCCAAGTAAGTTTTCAGGTACTTCAATTGTTTCATCATCTGGCAACTCTCCTGTATACTCCATATAGTACACATCTACAGCACCTAATAAGATATTTTCTTTATCCATCTTAATTCCTCCTTAACTTTGTTGTATAATAACAATAAATTTTAGACATAAATAGTCTCTCTGATTCTATGTATGTAAAAGGTATGGTATCTATTTCTAAGCCTTTATCTATAAACAAAGCTTCCACCTTATCCAAGATATCTCTATCTGCGAATTCCGTATATACTTCTACTTCTAAATCATGTTCGACTATATGTAGTTTTGTATCACTTCCTCGCTTATGTTGCTTATCTATATATACGCCATATGCTTCTGTTGTTGGAGTCTCTAGCCACTGAGTATCTTCAAAAGGTATGCCTGATAAATTAAGCCATTCTTTTAAATTAATATCCTGCATGTTCTATCGCCTCCTTAACACTTTCCTCGTACTGAGCTAAAACAGCCTCTGCATTCTTCGTTATGTGTTCATCTCCTGGTACTCTCTTTCCATTCCTTGTAAGATGTCCATCATTAAGTAAATGTGCTAGCCTGTACTTAGGTCCTTTTACATGCATTATATAAGTTTTATTCGCCGTAGAACCTTGTTCTACGCTATATCCTATCTGTTTCTTGTAATGCTTACCTTTAGAATTCTTATTCTCAGGTGCATCCTTTTTAGTTCTTTTAACTAATTCCTTGATAGACTTTTCTCCCTCTTCGTTAAGAGCTTCAGTTATATTCTTACTGTAACTCAATAGCACATCTTCGATTTCATCTGTTAAATCAGAGATATCAATTGAACCTGACACCACTTGACACCCCCAGTAATTGAATAGTAATGTGTTCCTCTTGATAGTCATCATAATCCTCAATGTTATAAATCACACCATCGAATACAATTCGATAAGATGCTCTTTTAAACTGAATATCTGACAACTCCTTAGAGTATTTCATACTAAACTTTTTAACAACGCTACTTTGTTGACTTGAAGATGATAAGTATTGTGAGCCATCTTTTGCTTTATTAACATTGGCATGAATTTTCTTATTTAGACTTATCCATTTTTTGCTTTCTTTATCAAGCTTCTGAATCATTATTGGACGAATCATCTTTCTTCCTCCTTAATTCAAGTTTGAGCTGCAATACAAAATCTTCTATCATCTTCCTTCTGTTGGTAGATGTTCTATCATTCATACCTCTGTTATCATACAAATCTTCTATAACCAATAAAGCTACTTGCTTGGCTCTTTCGTCATCAGCTGGATAATCTTCTCCTATCATACCTTTTAGGTATACATCAGCTGTTCGTTTAAGTCTTTCAAGCGTTCTATCTGTAGCCTCATCTTCAAAATCTATCATCAAATAATCTTTGATTTCTTCTAAACTAGGCAACAGTATCACCCCCTAGGATAGCCTCAATAATTTGAGCTTTAGTCCAAGAAGTTTTTACCACAATAGAATTTTCTTCAGCTAGTGTTGTAAGTTCTGCCTTAGTCATACTCTCAAGCTCTTCCTGAGTATAATTCATAGACAGACTTGCAACACTAGGTGTATCTTCTATTGTGGATTCTATTCCCCCTCGTTAGTTGCCTCGTTAGTTGCCTCGTTAGTTGCCTCTACTGGTGTGATATCGATGTAACCATTTACCCAAGCATCTTTATCTTTAATTTGAACATCTTCTCTTTCAATTCCTCTGAACAAAGTTAAGTTCTTGGCAAATGCGTTAAGTTGACCTATAGCTGCAACAGATGATGCAAGTAAGCTCATCTTTTGTCTATCAAAGTATTTAACAGCCTCAAATATATCACCAACTATAAATGGTGCCTTGTTATCAACAGTCTTTAATACTTTGTTTGGAATAGTAACTACTTGAACTACAGTAGCTCCACATCTTAATTGCATCTTAGCTGGAGCTGTTGGGTCTGCATTAAGTAATGGTCTTCCATTCTTATCTTCTAATTGATCTAAATAATCTAAACCATCATCGTTAGTTACTATAATAGAGCTTGATTTATAAGCTTGTCCTAGTGTCTTGTTAAGACAACTCTTAATACCTTTTATACCATCAAATGCAACTTCCTCTTTTGATTGCAATTTAGCAAGTATTAATCTGTTAGCTGTAGCTAATGAATTCTTACCGAACCATTGGCTTATAACTTCAACCAAGTTTTGGTCTGAATCATTTAATACTTGGTTAGTTACAGGCATAAATCCTGTATAGTTCTTAATAGCATATTTCATAGTTTCAAACTTAGGTGCATCAATTTCTGTGATTTCTCCATCTTCGTCAGTCTCTACGAATCCTTCTACTTCTGCTTTTGTTTGGTATGTTCTAGAACCTGTAGCTGTAGTTACTGGTTCTACATCTACTAAGCCTAACATTGAGAAGTTAGCGTCCTTATATGTATTAATCTTAGTCTGTACATCTTCAGGAACTACATATCCACCCTCTTCATCAACTGTTGCATTGATACCTACGCCTTTTGCTAATGCTCTTACATTCTTAGCAAACTCTGCTATAGCATCTTCTTTACCTTTTTCTCCTGCCTTTTTATCTGCCTCTTTCTCTTTGGAAGTTATAAGAGGTTCTGCAAGACCTTTTTCAGCCTCAACTAATTTCTTTTCAGCATCGTATTCAGCTTGTAAAGCTTCTACTTCTTTTAATAGTTGATTAGCTTTCTCAACATCCTTAGTTTCTCCATCAGCTAATAATGCTTTAGCTGCTTTAGTTTTTTCTTCGATTTTTGCATAAAGCTCTCTCATTTTCTTATTCATGATTCTTCTCTCCTTCTTGAATTTTTGCACAAAATAAAAAAGCATCTATTGCCTTAACTCTTAGGTCAACTTCTGCTTTTAAATCTTCTTCATTATTTGTTTCTTTGGCACTATCTTCTGATGTTTTAGTGCTTGGCTCATCATCATCTTGTCCTTCTGATAAATCTCCTACTCCTATAACTCCTGCTCTTTTTTGAGCTGGTACTGCTACAAGAGATATTTCATACACATCCTTTACTCCATCTATTGTAAAGGTGCATACTTTTTCGCCATCTTCGGTGTTGTATACTTTACCCCACCAATGTCTACAATAAGAGATCATATTATCGCATCCACAAACTGAACATATCAATTTCTCAGCTCGACAATTAGTTGATACTTCTTTTTTAATGCCAGCTTCTATCTCAGCTCTCAAGTCTTTGTTGCTATCAAGCTTTAACATATAAGCTTTAAGTCTTAATATTTTTAAATCTTCTCCAGCACCTGTCTTTTTCCCGCCATCTACGATTTCACTTGCAAATACTCTTGCTATCTGTCCATCTACATCTCTTGAGTTATGATTCTTGATCATAGTTTTACCTATGTACAAATCTTTCATATTAGATATAGACTTGCTGTTAAATGGCTCATAGTTTCTATCATCAGTTTCATTGTCACAAGCATCTATTGATAATATAAATACTTCCTCTTTCTTAAGTTCTCTTAAACTGAACTTATTAATCGCAACCATATCTTCATCTGTAGGCTCTGTTATACTGAGACTAGATTTTCTCGAAACACCTTGTTTCATCTTATTCTTCAATTCATTTAATTCTTTTAATGTTGGCAATTCTATTCCTCCTTTCCATTGGTTTTTTGATATTGTGTTCCTGCAAGTTCTACAGGAATACTTGCACCATTTCCTAGCAACTTGTCTCCCCCAGGTACTGATGGTAAATCTAGATAAGACCTTGCCTCGTTTGGTGTGTAAATAAAATTAGACACTGCTTTAGACAGTGTCTCAATTTGTGTTTTTAAATCGGCTCTTAATATAACCGATATGTTAAACTTAATAAAATAGCCTTCTTGCACCTCTTCTTCAGAAAGAAGCTTGTATGTCAGTTCCTCTTCATATTGTTTTATGATATATAATAATGTATCAATGTAGAACGATAACTGCTGTGCTTCTGCTGACGAATAGCTAGATTTTTCGTAATCGCCAATTTGATATGGCTTAATACCGAATGCTGACGCTATTTGTAGTGCTGAATATTTCTTAGTGGATAAAAATTCATTATCAGCTAACTTCATGTTAAGTGGTTCAAGTTTTGAACCTACTGGAATAGGTATTAGATTAGATTTTGTTTTCGTCTTACTATCAGCATAATCTTCTATGCCTTTTATGTAAGTTTTAACATTCTCATCATTTAAATTGCCTGTGTATTGTATTACAGCCTTTGATAAGAAACCATTACTATATGACTTGTTAAGCATATCTTGTGCCATAATATTTCCTTCAATGGTAAGTTTGAGAATGTCCTTTACCCTAAGACCTTCTATGCCATTTATAGTTATGGATGACGTCAAGTGTATTATTTCTTCTGACTTAAAAGTATATATTATACCACCATTAGAATATACATAATAAACATCTTCTACATCACCTAATAATTTCTTATCATCATATACTATCTGTACTTTATCAGGTTCTAGAATCCAAAAACTACACTTACTTCCTGCGCCACTTATCAAAGCGTATGCATTCCCCCACTCATTTCTATTGTGTTCCATAATGCCCCAAAACACACTCGCTGTTGTATATGGATTAGGTCTATTGGCCACTCTGTTATATAATGGATGCTTATACGCTTTTGTAACTCCACCTTTTTCATCTCGCTTAAGCACTCTACAAGGTAGTTTCCCCATAGCTTCTCTTAACACTTTTAAGCATGCAAAATATGTAGCTTCATTTATAGCTTCTGTATTTTTAGTATCTATTCCTAAGAATGTTAATAGATCCATGTATTCTTTATCTGGATATACTAATCTCTTAATTCTTCTTGATACTCTCATTATTAATTTTCTTGCCCTATTCACTGCCTCACCTTCTTTCTCATCTTATTTTTTCCAACCCATCGTTTTTAAATATTTCTCCATTTCCGATTCTACATCTATTGTATCTATTTCTTTTTGTTTTAATCTCATACAATGAGCATCTATAGCAGCATCGCAAGGGTCGATACGTTGGGTCAATGCGCGTGGTTCTTTATCAATTTTCATTTCACCGAAAGAGTTTTTGACTATCTTAGCATTGATAAAGCTCCATGTTAAAAGTTCATTTTTGATATTATAATGATACTTCCCACTTTTAACCAGGAGTCTTATATCTTCTGTGGCATCATTTAAGAATTTTGCCGACTGTGTAACCATCATTAATGGTACTCCAAATTCTTCTAGGTCACTTAATATACCATCTATATTGTGTGGATCATATCCTATACCTAATATCTTTAGGTCATATTTCTCTATCTTTTCTTTAATATCTGCAAGGATAAATTTGTAATCATTCTTAAAATCACTTTCTGAACCTGTTACTGTGATAAGTCCTTGTGTCTCCCAATAATCATAAGGTGCTATATCACTTTCTATATGCTCTTGTAGTCTACCTCTAGGCATAAAAGAATGTGAATATATATAATACTCATCTTCTTTACTTTCCTCTTCAAATTCCATTGTGTAGCTTGTTAAATCTCCACCACTAGATAAATCTAGTCCTAAGTAGAAACTCTTACCTCTGTATTTTTCCAGGTCATTCTCTGTTCCGCACTTCTTCCAATTATCAGGATTAATGTATACTGTTTCATAATTCTTAATCCACATATTAAGTGCTTTGACCAAGAAATCTCTCAGTTCCATTCCACCCATCGATTTAGCTGTCTCCATATCAGCAACTAAAGTCTTATACCCTGACTTAGTTCTTGCAAGTAACGGATTCGCTTTAACTAAGTTCTTCGGGTCAAATGGATCATCGTCTTCATTGAGACTATGTATATCAACGAAGAAGTTTTCTGCTGTTGCAGTGCCTCTAAGTATATTAACGCAATAATTATCCATTTCAAAACAAAACGAATTAAGTTTATCACCTCTAGTTGTTATCATAGATATTAATGTCTCTGGTAGTGAACGGGTACCATTATATATAGCCTTGTATATCTTATTATCCCTGTGCTGATGCAACTCATCTATAGATGAACATATACTTCTAAATCCATCATCTAATCCTGCTTCTTTGCTTAAGTATTCTATAGTGCACATAGTATCTAATGCAGTAATTAAACCTTTGTATTCTTTTATATCAAATAACTCTTCAAGGTCTTCGTCTGCTCTAATAAACTTAGCAACTTCATCCCAAGCAAGTTTTGCTTGCCTTTTCTTAGTTGCTACTGTGAACAATTTACCTAATCGATACTTACTAAAATTAGATATATATGATAGTCTTATACCATTTAAAAATGTCTTACCATTCTGTCTAGCCATAGATATATATGACCTTCTGTATCTTCTATATCCATCTTCTTTGTTTATCCAACCCATAGGTACCCCTAGATCAAAGCATTGGAAATCATATAACTTAACAGGCTTATAATCAAATCCTTCTGATATCGTTAAGGTTTCTGCATATTCAATTATTTCATTACTTTTCTTGGCATCCCATCTATAAGGAAAATCATCATTTTGGGATTTTTCCAAATCATCTAAATGTCTTTTACATGCTAACCAATGTAGTTCTCCTGCAACCTCTCTACCTTCTACAACATCAAGAGCGTGTTTAGTGGCTCTATCAATCATCATTTGGTCCTTTTTTAAACTTATCAAATTTATTACTTTTTGGCTTTGGTGGTTCAGGAACTACTAACTTAGTTCTCGATGTTATCGTTAAACCTAAATCGTTAGCACAGTTTCGACACATTTTAAAATACTTATCTAGTATCCTTGTATAGAAGTCAAATTCTGCTGGGTCATTTATAACTGATGGTTTTCTAATCTTCTTAACTGTCTTAATATATAAGCTGTTTGCTACAACATATCTAGCTAACGTATCTACATCTGTCTCGCCCATTATCTTTAATTTTTTCAGTTGGTCTGCTATTTTTACAAATTCTTCTTTTTGGTCTTTCAACAAATAATCAGGTGGAGAAATTCCATCAATTATTGGCTTAATTTCACCTGCTTTTCTTTGCTCAATTTCTTCTTTCGTCAGATGCTTCTTTCCCTTTGCTATTACAAGGTTCACAGGTTCTTTGCGTCTTCCAGCCATGGCATTACCTCCGTTTCCCATTAAATTTCAAAAAGGGAGTTTTTTCTACAAAAGAGCCCATCGCATCCGGTGTTCCCGTAAAGGCTCATAGAATATTTACCACCCCTAGGGTGTTGTGCTTAATTCTCTCTTATTGAAATTTGTTTATAGTGTAACTGTATACCTAAAACCCAAACTCTCTTATATTCGATTCTGATGCATTCTAGACTTATGCGTTGTAAATCTTTTGTGTTCTTCATTGTGGCACTTATCGCACAGAGCTTCTAGGTTATCGATATCGAATCTCTTATTCCAACCTTCATCTGACTTAATATATATCTTGTGGTGAACTTGCGTTGCTATCCTGTTGCATCTCTCACATAGGTATGAACACTTAGACATATATGATGCTGATAATCTTCTCCATTCGTTTGAGTTGTAGAACTTCTTGTACTTAGGATCTCTGTTACTATCATACTTCTTATTACTCTTCTTTTTATACTCAGCTAGTCTTTCCTTCCTATGTTCATCAACAATTTTCTTGCACTCATCACAGTATCTAGCTGGATACACTACTGTCTTCTTACACTTAGCGCACATCTTAATTATCATTTCATCATCTCCATATATACTAAAAGAGAGCTTGCTATCTACAAACTCTCTTTTAGGAGGTTATATTGAGATACTTGTGTATCTCTATGGCAACATTTGTATTATGAGAAGATGTTATCTGCTGCCTTCTTTATAGCTCTAATATTCCCCAACATGATGTGTATCCTTATATTTATTTATAATCAAAAAAGCAACCCGTATGTTTCAACAGATTGCTTACCTCACTCTTCTCAGCATAATAATATCATAGCTTATTACTGACATTCAATGACAACCTCTGCCAAGTTCTGCCATTCACTGTCATTTACTGACAAGCTCTGCCAAACTCTGTCACGATTACACCATGATAATCTTCTCTAATGCTGACGAATAGTATCTATATATGGTTCTCTCCGACATATGCATCTTATTCATTATTGTCCTTATATTGCAGTCATCTAAATACATATATCTCAATACTTTTCTTTCATCCTTATCATTTAACATCGCTATGCTTTTCTTTATCTTACGTCTAGCTTCTATCATTCTGTCAGTATCTTCTTTAATATCCTCTTTAATAACTTCTATTTCATTAATTATTCCCACATAATTTGCATCACCAGTTAAGCTACTGCTTTGTACTTTATCTTCAGAATAATCTATTCCTTTCAACGATTTAGCCTTCTCATACAGTCTCTTAATCTCTTCTTGGTTCTCTATTATCTCCTCATATATTGTCTGAGGTTTTTCAAGGTACGCTATAATTTCTTCTTTTCTACTATCTGTCATTACACCATTCCTTCTTAGATTATTCCCCTATTTGTCAATACAAATAGGGGTAACATTATGCCATTGTGTGATATGAAATATGAAGCATAATTCTATTCAATTCAATTATTATACATAGCTATTTTATAAACCATATTCTTTATCATACCTTAATAATATGGCTTGTATACACATATGCATTCCTGCATACATTCCATTTTGATAATCTAGTGCGTTCATCGACACATCTTTAGGCATACTCTTTTCTATATCCTTTATTATATCATCTTTGAACTTTTTAACGAACATTTCTCTATCTTTCTTAATTTCGTCACTAGTCTTAAGCTTATTATCAATTATCTTGATATTCTCAGGCATTTCATAAGTCATTATACCATCTGTATGATATACTATTCCTTTAGTTACTTTTTTATGTGTTTCTCCTTCCTGTATATCAACATTCTCCCAATTAACAAACTTTACTTCTTCACCTGTATTTTTTAATATTGCATCTAGCATAACTATATCTTCCTTACTTCTTTCTTTTTTTCTTACCTCTATTATGAAACTTCTTATGATTCCAACCACAATATGGACACTTATATTTTATCTCTCCATCAGGTGCTGTTATCATTATCTTGTCATAGAAATCATTTCCGCATTGATGACATATCATATGTATCTACTCCTTTTCTTTCGCTTTATATGCATCTATAACTTTATTTTGTAATAGTGTTCTGGCACTTTGATTAATTGGATGTGCTATATCTCTATACATTCCATCTTCTGATTTTCTACTTGGCATTGCTATAAACAAACCTTTATCTCCTTCAATTACTTTGATATCATGTATTACAAACATATCATCAAATGTTACTGATACCACAGCTCTCATTTTTGATTCTGACATTGTTTTTCTCACTTTTACATCTGTTATATTCATATAATTCATCCTTTCTTATATTGTTTCGCCTTTAGTCTTTTTCTTGTCATATTTTATCTTTATTTCCTTGGCATTATTAACAACTTCTATTTTGGTTTGCTTGTCTATCTGTATAGATAACTTTCTTGCTTTCTCCTCTATGATCATATCTGCTGCTAATATTAATAATTCTTTAACTTCTGGATACTCGTCTTTCAATATCGTATTTACCGAATATTCATACCTTTCTTTTTTACTTTGGATGTTTTGATACCATTTAGCTTCAACGCATTTGCATATAAGTGTTGCTTGTCTATCTCTTTCCTCTTCATCCTCGTGTTCTTCTTCTAATAAATGATACTGGCCACAATATCTACAAGCACCATATAATTTTTCATCTTCTAAATCTCCATATCTTATACACTTCTCATATTCTCCTTTCTTGTATTTCTCGCAATTGCCTTCATCGTAAAATCTACATACTTTACATCTGCTCATTCTTTAGTTCCTCCTGTTTTGCTGCTTTACTTGCTAAATAACCATAATTTCTTTTAAACTTTTGCTTCTATTGTATTTCCGTTCTCATCTTCAGAGTTTATCATTTCTGGCACTAAATACCATCTATCACCATACTCTTTATGATAGTCAAGTTTTCTATTAGTAGGATTTTCATTAAGCCACATTTCAAGTAAAACTGCACAAGCGTGCGCTGTATCAAGTGATACTTGTAACTTAGCTTCTACATTAACTTCTAATTTTTTCTTCATCTACTTTACCTTCCTTTATCTGTTCTATTACCCAGTCTTGCATTTTCTCTATAGCTGTTCTGCATGCTTCTTTTTTGTTATTTCTAAATACTTCAACTACTGGCATATCATTGCCTTTCTTTTTTAGTTTAATAACATATCCTCTATGAGTTGAATATTTAACTTCTAAAGTTATATCTAAATCATATATTTTTTCTATAGCATTCATATACATAAACACCATATCCATATGCTCTATTGTTACTTTACTCATATATTGCCCTCTCCTTATGTGCTTAATAATGCTACTGTTACTAGCCACAAAATTGTCCACATAATCCAATTACACACAAATATTGATAATTTATATGCTAGTGTTAAAATAACAATAGCCCATATTAGTAATGTTATACATCTTTTCTTGAAC